TGAAATAAATGCAACACAATCTTTTCTTGCAGTTGCGATATCCATAACAGCAGTTGCTTTTGTGTCGCCAGTAGCGTCAGCACTGGTGTTAGATGGACCACACATTAGAAGTGATATATCTACATTGTCTGTATCGTTAAATTTTTCGTATGCAGTAGCAATTTCACCATTAGTAGCAACATAATCATCTGTTCCACCAGTGAGTGAAGTGTTAGATACTACAAAAGCGTCACCAACTGTATTATCAAAAGTTGTACCTACTTTAGTCACACCATCTGATAAAGTTGAGATGTGGTCTATCCAATAGATAAAATTTGATTGTTGATAGATTACTTGTGGATAATAATTACTTGCGCCAGTAGAATTTTTAGCGTCAAAAGCCTGTGAAACTCCTTCAAAAGTTTCTAGTATTTCTCCTGCGTTTCCTGTAATTGTACCATCTTCGTCAACAACGACAATATGCATTTCATCATTTGAACCGCCAGCAGCTAATGTATCATCAGTTGTTGTTGGTGGTCCAGAAAATTGAAAGTAATATTCCCAATGTCTTAGAACTTTTGCGTCATCAGCAATAGCATGTCTTAATCCGCCTGTTTCTGTTTTACCAGTAGCAGAATTAAATCTTGCGATTGTTAATACATGAGTTGATATTGCAGTTACTTTGTAATAGAATCCAGAAGGTGCACCTGAAGCTGAAGGCACACTAGTTGCGTCTCCAAACTCTAGTATATCACCTACTTGAAATAGAGATCCATCATCCATAGTGATTGTTGTATCTCCGATAGCAGCAGCGTTGTCATTTACTAAAGTACCACTTTGTGAGTGTGGTCCAAAAGCAGTTGAGTTAGAACATAGTGAAATTTTTAAACTGTTTCCTAGTGTTCCTGCCTCTCTTGCAGCCCAAGTTCCTATATTAGTTATTTGTCCTGCACCTGATGTTGAATAATAAGTATCCAGATAATCAGTTGTATTCTTAATCAAGACAGCAGTACCAGTTGACACAGCATTTACTAATCCTGTGATTGGTCTTACTACCTTCAGATTGTTTCCGTATCCCAAAAAGTTAGCAGCGGTGAACCATTCTTCAAAATTATTGTTGTTTGGTTTACCAAAGTTATCGGCCAATTCTTTTTCAGATGAAATTGTTGTAATTTCATCAACTGGACCTTTTTCTGCCGTGATTACTATTGCACCGCTTGTTGTTGAAACAGCAGGAATAATATTCGTTAAGTCTTTTTCCGTTACGAGAACACCTGGTGATACTTGAAAAGCCATATTTTAGTTCTCCTTAATATTAAGTTTGTTAGTTATAACCCTTTGTAGATATTTATATGATACCAAAACTACACTATTCCCCTTTATGATATGAAACAGGAGTCCAAAGTTCTCCAGAATCATCATAAAACGAGTTATTATTACCTTCTGGGTCGTTTAATCCGTCATCTATAAATCCAAACGGCGCCATGTCTGCTTCTATCGCATTTTTTTGATCAGTAAACATCTGTCCTCGAACATCTACATCGGTTAATTCTTTAAAATATCGTTGATTCGCCAACCACGAAAATATCACTAAACACATTACAAGATCGTCTGAAGCACCACTTTCTGCTTCAAAAGATTTTCCACGAGAGATAAAGGTAGAAAGTTCCGCAATTATATCAAAGTCCTGAATTATCAGTTTATCGCCCTCAATTAAACTTTTCAGATTAGAAGTTCCGATTTTTTTTGTACCCTTAGTCATTCTTAATCCTAGTTGACTACCTCTACCACTAAATCCTCCACCTAATACTTGACCTGATCTTCCTCTTTGCGTAACCATAAGTAGATTGTCATATTCTAATTCAAATTGCATAGCGTCTGCAACTTGTTGACCTAAATCATTTATCTCAATCAATATAAACGCTTGATTGTATGCGTCACCTACTTTCTTCATAACACTTGGAAAGAGTAAAGGTTTAATCTCATTATCTCTATACTTTGCAACAATTCGATATGGTGCTTTCGTAGCGTCAATAACTACAAATGCTGAAGCATCATTTCCGATACCTCTTGATACATCAACTGTCATTACATAGATATTACCTTTGATTGGTTTTTCGTAAACATCTAAAGTGCCATTTAAACTTTTAATTGCAGGATCAATAACTGCCATAGTTTTTATTTTACTTGCATTGATAAGAGTATCAACACTACCTAAAAATTCACACTCAAATTCAGTTTGAAACTGCTCTAAACTTGTATTTCGTATTGTCTGTTCTTTCCATTCTTCATCTCTACCAGGAACTTCAGACCAATGTACTTCAATCGGAACATAATCATTTCTTTTATTTTGAGCATCTATCCACATCTTATAAAACATATTCATTCCGTGTGGTGTAGAAACAATCATAACTTTAGATGATTGACCAGAAGATATTGTAGGATAAACTGAACTAAAAAATTCTTCGGCGATATTATTTGGCACATAAGCAAACTCATCTAGAAAGATAATGTTAAATGTACTACCACGAACAGCACTTGAAGAAGTTGACGCCGCTATAATTTTACTTCCGTTCTCTAATTCTAAAGAACCTTTGTTCCAGTTAAGTACGCCTTGTTGTAACCATTTAGGTAGATATTCAAATGAAAGTTGCAATCTTCCTAATAAATCTCTTGCAGTAGAAGATTTGTTAGCAAGGATTGCAACATTAACATTGTCATTAAATAAAACATAATGTAAGAGGTAGGAGACAATGATTGTCGATTTTCCGCTTTGTCTTGGTAACTTACAAATAGAGAAACGGTTATTGTGAAAAGTTTTCACCATTTCTTTTTGAAAGTTATACATCTCAAAAGGTACAAGACCTTTATCAATGGTTACAATCTTTAAATAGTTTTCTATAAAGTATTCAGGATCATCTAAACATTTAACAACTTCTTCAACTTGTTTTTTTGTAAATCGAGTTTTAGAATGTGCTTTTTTTAGATTTGGATTACCTAAGTATTGTTCCGTTTTTGCCATTTAATTTTTTAAGAAGTCTTTAAAGGATATTTTATCTTCATTTACTTCTTTTCCATAATCCATTTTATTCATTAATACATATAATTTTTCACCAAGTAGATTACCTGCTTCAAAGTCTGAGAGATAATGAAATCCTGCAATAACTCTTCCATAACCACATTCGTAAGCTGCTTTCATTAATTCTTTTTCTAATTTTGGTACTTTACCCGCAACATATCTAGCGACAACAACTGATTGACAAGCATGACCACTAGGATAAGACCTAGTTTTATTTGTTTCACTAGGTAAAGTATTGAGACTAGGTAAAACTTCAATGGGTCTAGGTCTATTAAAATGTTTTTTAAAATGATTTATAATATCTGTTTGTTGATATATAATATCTTTAAACTCTTGTGGGTGAAACTTTAATCCATATTTATCACAAACTTTTTGAATAGCATAAAAAGGAACTCTATCATGGTCTCTAACAGACTGTACCTGTTCTGGAGTTCTCACTCTAATTATTTCTTCTACCTCATATGCTTCTTTTAAATCATCAACAGGTGGAGGTGGAAGTGTTATTACATCTTCAAGTCCTTTTCTAAAAAAATCCATTAACTTCTACTTTCTACTTTTTTTATAATATCATCTGCGATTTCTTCTGGTGTTTTATCTTCTGCCTTTATATTAATAAGTTTATCTTCATAATGTTTAATTACAGGACCAGTTTCTTTTTCGTGTGTTGCAAGTCTTTGACGAATGATATCTGGTTTATCGTCTGCTCTTCCTCTTGCAGTTAATCTTTTAATTACTTCATCCTCTGATACATTTAAATTAACTATATGATCTGCTTTGATTTCATTTTCTTCCATTGCTCTAACTTGTTCCATATTTCTAGGAAATCCATCAAAAACATATCCACGCATTGTATCAGGATTTTTAAGTCTGTCTATTACGGCATTCATTACAATTTTTGTATCTACATATTTACCAGAGTCTAAAGCCGCCTTAACTTTTCTACCTTCTGGTGTATCTTTTTTCGATAATGCTCTCATCATATCACCTGTATATAAGTGTGGTATACCAAAATGTTTAGTTATATATTTTGAATAAGTAGATTTACCAGAACCTGGTCCACCCAACATTATAATTCTGATTGGATTATTAACTACAAATTCTTTAAATGTTTTCATTTATCTTCCTTGACCACGATACGCTTTGAATGATCTCTTTTTACTTTTATTCATACTACTTGTTATTGGTTTACGACCTTGAGAAGTTCCTTTTCTTGTTGGTGTGTGACCTGTGTTTATACCATGATTTTTCGCCATCTTTGCCATACTATTTTTTATCTTTCTTTAAAATTTTTGTTAATTCAGTTGTAGATCCTACAAACAATGCATTGGTTACATTTTTCGGTGCATTATTAGGAACATCTTTAATCTTTTTCATTTTTTCTTGTAAACCTAATAAGTCTTGCGATACTTCACTTACAGTTTTAATTAATTGTCCTGCAACTTCGTATGCTCTCGGATGTTCTCCTTCTTTTGCAAGATTAAGAATACCATCAATTGCTTCATTACCTTTTTCAAGTAACTTATAAAGATTTTCTCTACCAGTTTCAAAGTCAACATCTGGATCAGTATTTGCAGGAACAGCAGTAGGCGTAACCACAACTTCTTTTTTTTCTTCTATTACTTCCTCTGCTATACCTAATACTTCATTTAATTTATCATCAATTGTACTCATTTTAAACTTTCTTATTTATCACTACCAGTTGATTCATCATAATTTTTACCATCATCAAAGAAATCAAGAGTTGTCGTATATGTATATGTATCATCTTTATCAGCACTTGTTGGATTTGGTTGTACCGTAACTCTCTCACTTCGAGAAGGACTTTCTGATTGTGCATTTGTATATAAATCTGCTGATACTTTTTTAACAATTGCAGAGGTACTAATAGGACCATACAAATATATTTTTGCTGTAAAGTTTAGTGTGTAAATAATTCTTCTATTTGTTGTAAGATCACCAGAATAACTATCATCATAATCTACATTATTTAATATGAAAGGTATATCTCTTTTTGTATCCATGTATGTAGCATCCTCAATAATGGTTACAGTATAATCAGGTTGAAAATATGGAAGTATTTGTTCTACAATTTGTAAACCATCATCTGAATTAGCAGTAAATACATTTAAAGATATACTAACATCATAAGGCACAGGTGAATATTGTGTATTTAACTTTGTTGTATCTGAATTTGTGGTTACATTACTAAGTTTTTGATTTTTATTTAATTTACGAGTAGGATCATAAGAGTAACCAGTTATGTCAAAAGACATACGAGGTAGAGTGATAGCAACGCTTGAATCGTCTCCAGTTAAACTTGCTTGTTGATCTAGTCTTGCCAAGAATTTTTCTTTTGGTGCATATGACAATGGCACCCTAATTGTCTGTAAAGGATTTCCGCTAGAATCCGTACGCTTGATATTAATATTATTAAATATTGTACCAAATGCAATTACAGTATTACGAATTTGTTTATGGTAAAAGTGTTGTCCAAACATTAGTAATCGTCAACCTCTCCAAATGGATTTCTTTCGCTGAAATCTAATATATCATCGGCAGTTGATGATGTTGTTGTACCTGCTTCAGTTTCAAAAGCCAACCCTTGATCTGCAGGTTGTTGCTCTGACATTGTAAAGTCCTCATTGATTATATAATTAATTGCACCAATACTACTTTCAAGTAAAAGAGCACCAGTACCACCATCAGTAGCAGTTTCTAAACTAAACTGGAAGTTCATTGTATCAGTAGATAGAGCATCCTCGACACTATCAATGGTAACAATACCTGTATCAACTCTTTCAGAAGCATATTCCCATTTAGTACAAGATAAATTATAAACAGGTAATGCACTTTGTTGATAGAACGGTTGCTCGTGTTCAACAAATTGTATTTCAAAAAATGCGTTTGTAGTAGGGAAATAAACTAGATCACCTTCTTGTGGTCTATCAACCGTTAAGTCTGAATTACTACCTACTAATCTTTCCCATCTCAATTTAGAAACAGTAAACTTAATATCATCTCTTAATTCTAGACCAAACTTTTTAATAATTTCTTGCTCACCCATAAACCCATCAACATTATTAACATACATTTCAATAATATATGAGTCATCAAAAGACGAAGCAGGATCTTCTCCAAAGATAGTATCCTTATTCGCAATTTTTCTTGGTAAGTAATAGACATCTTGACCATAAATCTTAAGCTGTTCGATTATTAAATCTTCGTATAATCTTTGCTCAGAAGTTGTGCCAGTGTCAAAATAGACATTAGTTGGCATTCAATTATCCTTGTTGCATATGTGGTGGTTCTTCGTAGTTAGTTCTAATTTCTTCTTCTAATTTTTGTTGCTCTTGAATAGCAGTAGAAAACAATTCAGGTCCGTTTAGCGTGACACCACCAAGCATAGCAGTACCTGAAAATTTTGAAAGATTTTGTCCCCATTGTCTTTTAATTAAAGCAACAGCATATCTTTTTAAATAAATGTCATCAAAAATATCTGTATGTGTAGTTGGATCTAATTTACGATAACATTCTATAATTAAATATTCACCAGCAGTTATATCATTTGACCAATCTTGATCAATGTATAATCTATTTGATAGTTGATTAAATCTTATTGGTTTTTCTCCTACCAATATATGATCTAAAAAATCTAGGTGTTGCATTGTCATTTGATAATGCATAATACTTGTAGAAGAAAAATCATACAAGTCATTTAATCTTAGTTGATATCTAACATCAAACATATTTAAGTTTGCTCTGTCAGATAATGGAAATACATTTATTATACTTATTACAGCATCTGGAATAACTAAGTAGTTTTGATTTTCTTCGTATGCGGTTCTTACAAGTGTTGACTCTTCC